GGCCCTCGTTAGCATTTAAGGGATAAGCATGGAGACAATTAAATCATGGCCTCCAGCATACCTCTCTCCAATTTCCGCACTTCAATTAAAAAATAGTCGTGGATATGATGTTATAGATTTTGCTGAGACATTATGCCGTATTACAGAAGATTCAATTGCAGGTAATGTAGGAGAGAAATTAATCCTGCGTCCCTGGCAGAAAGAACTGCTGATAAATTTATATGCAGAGAATGAAGATGGCCTTCTAAAACATCGTCGTGCTTTGATTGGAATTCCTCGTAAAGCAGGCAAGTCTGCACTACTAGCGACTCTGGTCCTAGAGCAGTTATTGCTTGGAGTAAACGGTGGACAGATTTATTCATGTGCTGCAGATAAAGACCAGGCTAAGATTATTTTTAAAACGGTAAAGAGAATGATTGAGTTAGAACCAGAACTCTCAGCAGTACTACAGACCTTCAGAGATGTAATTTATAATCCAGGTACAGGCACAATATATAGAGCCTTATCGTCAGAGGCGTTCACGAAAGAAGGTTTAAACTCTACATTTGTGGCATTTGACGAGTTGCATAGTCAGCCAAATAGAGAACTTTATGACACTATGTCTCTGTCTATGGGTGCTCGTTTAGAGCCAATGCTTGTAGCAATCACCACTGCTGGAACGAAGTATGACTCATCAGGTAAAGAATCCCTCTGTTTCCAAATGTACAATAGAGGCGTACAACTAGCCAAAGGTGAGGTTGAAGATCCTTCCTTCTTTTTCGCCTGGTATCAAGGTGATGAAAAACTTAACTACAAGGACGAAGATAACTGGAAGATTGCAAATCCATCATATGGAGATATATTATCTGCGGACGATATGAAGTCTGCCGTACTTTTAACTCCAGAGGCTGAATTTAAAACCAAGAGATTAAACCTTTGGACTGACTCAGCCCAGACTTGGATACCTACTGATTCTTGGGATGCACTAACTCTTAAAAACAGAGAACAGATTCCACAAGAAGATGTTATACTTGGCTTTGATGGATCTTTTAACGGAGACTCAACAGCAATAGTTGCCTGGTATTTAGGTGGAGAAAAGCCTCACTTAGATATCCTTGCAATTTGGGAAAGACCAGATGATGCAGATCAGACCTGGTTCATACCTGTTGCTGAAGTAGAACAAACTATTATTGATGCTTATAGAAACCCAGACTATAGTATCAGAGAAGTTGTTTTTGATCCCGCAAGATACTCAAGAACATTTATGTTGTTTGATGAAGAAGGAATGCCAGTGGTGAGTTATCCAAACTCTGCAGAACGAATGGTTCCAGCAACTGCTAAATTTTACGAGGCAGTGATGAATAACTCATTTACACACTCAGGCAACGAAGCATTAAATAGACATGTAGCAAACTCTATGACCAAGACTTCCTCAAGAGGACTTATGATTCAAAAAGCAAACAGTAAAAAGAAGATTGACGCTTGCGTAGCAGCAATCTTTTCTTATGATCGTGCAACAGTGCCAGTACCAGTAAAGCCTGTAGCAAGATTCTATTCACTATAAAGGAGAAGCATGAAAGCAAAGAAACCAGAAATTGATTGGTCACTAACAACAGAAGTTATTGGAGTAAGTCTTGCATCATACGGACTATTCTTAATATTTCCACCAATTAGTTTTATTGCTTTAGGTGGCTTTTTAATCTGGGTAACGGAGAAAGAATAATGACTGCTGGAATATACAACTTCACAATTGACCAGGGTGCTCAATACACCACTCAAATTATTTGGGCAGATAGTAGTGGCAACCCAATTGACCTAACTAGTTATACTGCTGCTATGCAATTGCGATTACAGGCTGCTTCTCCAAATCCTTCTGCTTTAGATTTAACCTCTTCTAATGGAGGCATTACAATTACACCACTTGCTGGAGAGATGGATATTCTTATGACTTCCGCACAAACAGGGGCTCTTGATTCAGGATTTTATGTTTATGATTTAGAAATCGCACTTGGATCAGTTGTTACAAGAATAATACAAGGACAGATCACAGTATCTGCACAGGTGACTCAATAATGGCTACTAATCAAGTTATAGTAAATGAAACTAATAATACAGTAACAGTGCTTGATGGACCAGAAGGTGCTTCAGGTCCTACTGGTTCTACTGGTGCAACTGGTTCTACTGGTGCCACAGGCCCTACAGGATCAACTGGTTCTACAGGAGCAACAGGTGCCACAGGACCAACAGGTCCTACAGGCGTAACTGGAGACACTGGTCCAACTGGACCAACAGGTGTTACAGGTGATGCAGGTGTGACTGGTGATACAGGTCCAACAGGTCCCACAGGAGTAACTGGTGATGTAGGTCCTACAGGACCAACAGGTGTTACAGGAGATACTGGCCCTACAGGAGTTACAGGAGATATTGGTCCAACAGGACCCACAGGAGTTACAGGTGACACTGGACCAACAGGTCCTACAGGAGTCACTGGAGATACTGGAGCAACAGGCGTAACTGGAGACACTGGTCCTACAGGACCAACTGGTGTTACAGGAGATGCTGGAGTTACAGGTGCTACTGGAGTCACAGGAGATACTGGACCAACAGGAGTTACTGGAGACACAGGCCCAACTGGGCCTACTGGTGTTACTGGCGATACAGGAGTAACTGGAGTAACTGGAGACACTGGTCCTACAGGACCTACAGGTGTTACAGGAGACGCAGGAGTTACAGGTGTTACAGGAGCAACTGGACCTACAGGTCCTATAGGTGTAACTGGAGACACAGGACCAACAGGTCCCATAGGTGTCACAGGAGTTACAGGTGATACTGGTCCTACAGGACCAACAGGAGTCACAGGAGATATTGGAGTAACGGGTGCTACAGGCCCTACAGGAGTAGGCACCACTGGTGCTACTGGACCTTCAGGTGTTACTGGTGTTACAGGAGATACTGGTCCTACAGGACCAACAGGAGTAACTGGAGATATTGGAGTCACTGGTGTTACAGGTGTGACAGGAGCGACGGGACCAACAGGTGCTGGAGATTTAACTGCGGGACCAATAAGATCCACAGCAGGAACATCAAGTATTGATTCACAAACAGGTACAGGTAATACATTTGTAATGAGTGCTGGAGATCCAGTAGTCACAAGTGGAATGCAAATTGATGGAATTGATATTAACAATGGTACTGGTTCAGGATTTGGTAACATTGCTATTGGTAATAATGGAAACCTTTCAAATTTAACTACTGGTGATCAGAACACAGCAATTGGTTCAAGAGGACAAGTAGACACAACAACTGGTAGAAACAACCTCAGTATTGGTTCTGATGTTATGCGATACAATGTTACTGGTGATGATAATGTTGCTATTGGAAACTTTGCTCTTGGTGCTCAAACAGCAGGTAATAACAATCTTGCAATTGGTGGTAGTGCTTTAGGTTCTTTAACAACTGCAAATGCCAACACAGCAATAGGTGGATCAGCATTATTTGATAATACAACAGGTGCAGGAAATGTTGCAATTGGAAACAATGCACTTGGTAACAACACAACTGCTAATAACAATCTTGCAATTGGAAACAATGCACTTCAAAATAATACAACTGGTAATGGAAATGTTGCTATTGGTGGTTCTGCTTTGGCTGCAAATACAACAGAATCACAAATGGTAGCAATTGGATTGAATGCTTTGGCTGCAAATACAACTGGTCAAGGAAATATGGCAGTTGGTAATGGTGCACTTGAGGCTAATACAACTGGTAATTCAAATCTTGCTTACGGTTCAGGAACCCTTCTTGCAAACACTACTGGTTCTGACAATGTTGCCTTTGGTGGTCAAACACTTAATGCAAATATTACGGGATCAAGGTCTATAGCAATTGGTAGTCAAGCACTCAGTGTTAATACAGTTAGCGATCAAACTGCAATTGGTTTTAGAGCACTTTATGCTAATACTACTGGTGCAAACAATACTGCAATTGGTTCATCAGCACTAGTTGATAACACTACTGGTGGTGAGAATGTTGCTATTGGTGCTAGTTCTCTTGCAAATAACACAACAGGTGGCAACAATGTTGGTATTGGTCAAGCAACACTCCTTGATAACACTACTGGTGGTAATAATATTGCCGTTGGATCTGGTGCACTTGAAAACAACACAACATCAAGTGATAATACAGCAGTAGGAGTTGCAGCACTATTTGATAA